CGATATCATCAATATACTTTTCAACAAGTGTCATTGTATCTTCTGCATTTTCAATTATCTCATCACTCACTTGACTTGCGTCTAGTTCAGAATAATCTTCTATAATCTTAACTTCATACGCATTACTTTCATTGAGTAATCTTTCAACAAACTTATCAAAAGTATACAAATCTTTTTTAACAACTACAATTAATTTAACAAAACAATCTTTGTATTGTGTTATATCAAAATTAGAATAATCAGTAGTTGTTTCATTATAATAAATCTTTTTATGTATCTTATTTGGATTTACTATTCTTGTTAACTCTCTTGTCTCGGTATCAAAAATATGAAAACCTTTTGGACACTCATAGTCACTCCAGTTTTGTTCGTATGGTGCGCCTAGATAATATATTTGTCCATCATCAGATTTTCTATGATAGTGTCCAGAGAAAACTAATTCAAATCTTTTGAATAAAGATTTATCATATCCATTTTCTGCGATGTGTCCTTTTTGTTGTTCGAATCCATTTATTTCTAAATGTCCAATACATATATCACTTTTTGTTTGTTGTAGATAACGAATACACTCTGGATAATTTTCTTCATTAATCCACGGCATCATTAAAAAAGGAACACCACCTATTTCAACTGTTTCTGGTTCTGAATACACATGAATGTTTTCATAATCATCGAATAACAAATTACAGGAGTTTACATCATTTGTATTTTTAAAATAAGTATCATGATTACCAACTAAACAGTGAACAGTAATATTCCTCTTTCTTAAAGGTTCTAACCACATATCTTTCGCATGATGAAGTGTATTAAAATTTACATACTTTCTTCTATCAAAAGTATCACCTAAATCAATAACTGTTTTTATATTATTTTCAACAAGGTATGGAAAGAAAATCTCATCATAAAACTTTTTAAAGTAATTTACAAATACAAGATTATCATTTCTCGCACCAAGATGTTGGTCAGTAATTAAAGCTATTTTCATTATTCATCATCATTCATAAATTCTTCAAGACCTTTTTTATTTGGATTCTTTTTCTTTGGTTTATAAACATCTTGGTCTGGTAACATCATGTTACGAAGTTGTTCAAACGCTGGACTTGAATATTCATTTACATCATTCTTTTGTTTAGTAAATGGTTCGAATGTTGTTCTCTCCATCATTTTATTTTTAATATGTGATTGTTTCTTTTCTTTTTGTATTCTTCTTACAAACGCATAGTAAATAATTTGTGTAAAATATGCGAAGGGATTATCACTTTTTTCTGGATTAAAATTATAACTATATTGAATACAGTTTTCTATTCCATCAGAAATCATTTCATCTCTATAAGTATAGTTTACAAAATTAGGTCTGAATGATAATCTATTTGCAATCTTAATAAAACAATCGGCGATATAGTTTGATACTGGTGGAATGCCTTTATTCTTTTTATTGGCTTCTTTACATTCTTCTTTCCAGACTTTCATCGCTTCAAGAAATGCTTTGTTATCCACATAATGTGTATCATCTTTAGTTAAATTTTTTCTTCGTTTCTTTTTTATCTCAGCCATCTTGCTAATAATATAACTTAACTTAATACATTTGTCAAGAGTTTTTTTATCCATGTTCCAAACCACAACCACAACCATAAACATATAAAAAGAAAGTAGGGTAATAAAAATTTAAGTGTATCTTTGTTTGTCCATTTATCTGGATTCACATCTTTAAAAATTTTTATATTTTTTTCACTTTTTTTCATTTCGCTATTGACTTTCTTTTTTAATTCGTTATACTAAAGCATGTGGTTGGGCATGAGTATATTAGTTAGTGAACATCTTTAATAGTGTCGAGAGGATATTCTTTTTCATCAAAATCTTTTTCACTTATTTCTTGTTTACCCTCTTCATCTTTAGTTTCTGGTTTAAACAAAAAATTTTCATAATACCTACTTAAACTTTCACTTGCGAGACACATTATTAATATTTCTTCTTTGGGGATTTTAAACTCAACTGAGTCTGTAAAAGGATGTAACCATTTTTGTAAAATTACACTATCTTTAATTTCACCTTTCATATTGATTTTAGGAGTGATTGTTAATTCAACTGGTTCAACAATATGAATTTCTGTTTCAGTTTCTTTATCTATTAATGCGATAATGGATTCTCCATTTTTAAATTTAATAAATGTGTATATCATTTTACCCATGATATTATTTAGGTAGCCCTATCTTCTTTATTGTATACTCAAACTCTTCTTCGTTGTATATTGTTACTCTCTCTAAGAAATGTCTAAGTGTAAAATTCTTTTTATCCCTATAGGTAAAATCATCTGCTAAATCATATAGAGTAACCTTTTCTTTATTACTTCCTTTTCTCAATCCTCTACCAATCGATTGTAAAACACGAACTCTACTTTTAGATGGACTTGCGAAAATAACATTATGTAAATTTTGTATATTAATACCAGTAGAGAATGTTCCATAAGACGCAACGATGATTGCGTCATTTTCATCTTCAGTAATTTTACGAACATCTTCTCTTATATCAGTAGACACTCCACCATAGACAAAAAATAGTTTTCTATTTCCATATATTCTTTCATTGATTAAGTCATGTAATTTAAATCCATGTTTTTCTACAAGTTGAAAAAGACATAATGTATTTCCTTTTGTTCCAACTGTAAGGTTTGCGATAAAACGATTTCTTTCATGATTTGAAACAAGAAAATCTATTTCCTCTTGATACTTCATATCATACACTTGTTTACAATCAAGATTATCATGTTTTAAAAGTAAACATTTAATTGTTAAATCTGCAAGAGTATTTGAATCCATTAACTCTTTAGTCTTCACAACCTTTTTAAGATTTCCAAATAATCCTTCTAAAACTAATCTATGAGTTTGTGTTCCATCAAGTGTTCCTGTTAAACCAAAACGATATTTACAATCATGTAGTTTAGTGAGAATACTTGTAAGTGATTTCGCTTTGAATAGATGAGCCTCATCACCTATCACACAACCAAAGTCATCAAAATATTTTTTAGGAAGTTTGTATAATGATTGCCATGTTGAGATAATAACATCTTTGTTTACATCTTTATCATGTCCTTGATACACTCTTTGTATAAACTTATCTTTCCAACCATAATCTAAAAAATCAGAATACATTTGTTCAACCAAAGAAGTAGTTGGAACAAGGATTAATGTTTTTAATCCCATCATTTGATAATATCTAACAAGAGAATAAATGATAAGAGATTTACCCGAAGCGGTTGGACTTAGTAGTAACGCCCTGTTGTTTGATATCGCATTATGAACTGCGTCTATCTGATAATCTCTAACTTCTAATAGTTTACCTTTTGATTTTGGTTTTAAAGACTTAATAAATTTTTCTACAATTTTATCATCAAGTTCTTTTTCGTTTTCAATACCTTTCTCAATAACGATTTCTAAATCATTTCTTTTACAAAATTCTTTGAGATAAGGTAAAAGTCCAGTATATATCTGACCATTCGCAGGGGAGAAAAGTCTTATCTTTCCATCCCAATAACGATTTCGTACCGATGGCATAAACTTTGCGCCAGGTACTTCGAATGTAAAAAAATCAGATAACTCTTTTTGTATATAAGGTTCTACATCAACCTTGACATAAACCTCATTAACTTTAGATACGAGCATACTGGTAATCTTTTTCTGCACCATATTCTCCACGAAGAACTATATTCCATGCGATTGAAATTCTTAATTCATCATCTTGTTGAACAGGCACCCAGTGTACTAACCAACTTGGAAAAATATAACCATGTCCTGCAGCACTTGGAAAGGAAACTAGATTACCATTGTCTATATTATCCTCTTTCTTTTGTGGTAGTAATACTTGACTTTGAGGTCTTGGGTCAAAAAACTGTATACCAGATTGTTTCTGACTTCCAGTGATATAATAAACACCAGACCAAAAATTATTACTATGTGTATGTGGTGGATGGGCTTGTCCTTTTCTTAGAATATTTCCCCACATATTTGTAATTTCATATCCATATGATTTACCATTATTATCATACTTTAATCCTTCAGTCGCGGCCTTAGTCGCTTGAATAATATTATCAACTAAAGGAAAAAACATTTCATCTTTATGTAAGTCTGCGCGACCTTGCCAGTTACCCTCATTAGATGATGTACTACTTTCTTTTATAAAGTATTCTTTTAAATCCCAATCCTTAACACCTGTTCCTCTAAATGAAAATACAGATGTTGGAAATAATTTGTATTGTTGAAAATCTTCCATAATTACATTAACCATACCATTACAGTATATCTATCTCCTTCTGTTACTGGTTTAACTTCATGTGGATACATAAAGTTAGATGGAAATGCGACAATAGTTCCCGCCTTTGGTTTTTTACTTATTAAACCATTACACATTTCAAACTCTCCACCTTGATAGTTATCATTTAAATATAATAACATTGTACAATGTGGAAATCCATATTGTTGTCCATGACTATGATGTATATTATCGATATGTCTTGACATAAATCCACCTACAGAATATTTGTTTAATCTAAAAGGTGTTGAATGTTGAATAACAATATCTGGATATTCCTCAGTATATTTTTGAAGAGCGACTTTAAATCCACTCAACATATCACCATATAGACCGCCTTGGTCTTTTTTAGAAATCCACATTTCATTCATATCAACTTTATCATTTGTCTCTGGTGATAATCCATCTTTTGTTCCAAAAGTTGATTTGTTCCAACCACCAATAGATTCATAATATTTAATTATACCATCACAGAGTGTAGGTGAAATTATATTTTTATATTCTTTCACAAAATCTGTAACCTTTGGTATTTTTGTTCTTGTCGCCATTTATAAAACTCCTGCCTCGAATTTTCTCCATTCGATAGCGTTTTTAATTTGAAAAGTTCTGTTGTTTAAACTTCTCAAAATTTGTTCTAAATAATTCACAATCGTTTTATTATATGCAATCTTTTGTTCGAGTTCTATTAACTCTTTGTCTGATTCCAAGTAAGTTGAAATATCTGATTTTAAAACTTTTAAATCAAATGGTTTTTCTTTGTAAACTTCTGGTGATGACTTTCCACCATAGTATTCCCACTTGTGTTTGTAAAGTTCTTTGAAGTCCGTTTCAGCTTTCTTTAATATAAGTGCAAAACGATTATGAAATTTAAGATACTTATTATGTAACTCTGGAATCTTTAATGATTCAATATCAAGATTATCAGAATTTAATTTAATATCTTTGTCTACTTGCTCTTGTAATTGTTGTAAGTCCATTGTATATTATACCACATTAACATTGTAATTTCAATTTATAATTATTTATATCGCAACTATTTCATATATTTTATATGAGAATGTAACATTCGAAACTAGATACTCAATATCAGAAGCGCCTTGATTATACTCAAGTGAACCAACACTCAAAGGAAAAACATCTTGAAATCTAACTTCAATTATTGGATTGTTTTTACTTGAGAGTATAGTTAATGTTGCATCTGAAAACATTGAACCATCTGGTGTTGCGAGTCCAGTATCACCAATATCTTTACTTACACTTCTTGTTGTCGCAGTTGGAAATCTTTGAGATTCAGTATCTCTAAATGATTTAAATTCATTTCTTGTTTTTGGAAACCCAATCGCTCTTACCCAATTTTGTAATTCAATATAATTCTCTAACTTCTCATCAATGATATATGTAATCTCTAAATTATCAAAGGTTAAGTTATCACCTTGAAGAGGAATTGTTTTGAATGGTGTTTGGTTATCAATTTGGGGTAATGATATACCTGGTACATTCGCAGTTAAAGTAAAGTATTCTACTTTAGGTAAAATATTAATACCAAATTTAAACTGTGTTGGACT